AGATTGGGAAACACTACGCACAAACATGAAAGAACACGGTGTCCGCAATGCTACACAAATGGCTATCGCTCCTGTAGAATCAAGTAGTGTAGTTATAAACAGCACAAATGGCATTGAGATGCCAATGAGTTTGATTAGTGTGAAAGAAAGTAAAGCAGGTAGTTTCACTCAAGTTGTTCCAGAGTATCATAAATTAAAGAACAAGTATCAATTGATGTGGGAACAAAAAGATTGTGATGGTTACTTAAAGACAGCAGCAGTATTAGCAGCATACATTGACCAGAGTATCAGCACAAACACATTCTATAACCCTGCTCATTATGCTGACCGTAAAGTTCCAACTACATTGATAGCAAAGAACTTGATGCAGGCACATATGTGGGGCCTTAAGACTTTCTATTATAGCCTCGTGAATAAACAGGGTAGCAAAGCTGATGCTGAAATCGCACCGCCGATGTTAGAGCCAATAAATTTTGATGACGAATCCGACTGCGAATCCTGTAAACTTTAAAGAGAAAATAAATGTCACAAGCACAATATAACCTACATACAAAGACAGATTACTTAAGTCGTAAGATGTTTCTAGACCCAGCCGGTCCAGTTACTATTCAACGTTTTGAGGAAGTTAAGTATCCAAAGATTGCTAAGTTTGAAGAAACAGCACGTGGTTTCTTTTGGCAACCAGAAGAAATCAGTTTAACTAAAGATGCGAATGACTTTAAAGAAGCTAGTGATGCCGTTAAACATATCTTTACTAGTAACTTATTAAGACAAACAGCATTAGATAGTTTACAAGGACGAGCACCAAGTCAAGTATTCACTCCTGTTGTATCATTACCAGAACTAGAAGCATTGATATATAACTGGAGTTTCTTTGAAACTAACATTCATAGCAAGAGTTATAGTCACATCATTCGTAACATCTATAATGTGCCCAAAGAAGTATTCAATACTATACATGACACACAAGAAATAATTAATATGGCTAGTAGTGTTGGTAACTACTATGAAAAACTACATCAATTAAATTGCTTTAAAGAGATCAGTCCAAAATCTGTTACAGAAGAATCGCATGTTAAAGCAATTTGGATGGCATTACATGCCAGTTACGCACTGGAAGCATTCCGCTTTATGGTATCATTTGCTACAAGTTTAGCAATGGTTGAGAACAAAATCTTTATTGGTAATGGTAACATTATCAGTTTAATTCTCCAAGATGAACTTCTACATAAAGGCTGGACTGCTTATCTTATTAATCAAGTCATTAAAGAGGATAGTCGTTTTGCAGCCATTAAGCAAGAATGTGAAAGTGAAGTCTATCAGTTATATGCTGATGTTATACGTGAAGAAAAAGCCTGGGCAGATTATTTGTTTAACAAAGGTCCAGTCATTGGGTTGAATGCTAATGTGTTAAAAGACTTTGTTGATTACACAGCGGTAGGAGCATTGAAAGAGATTGGTATTAAGTATCAGGGCAACAGCCCAAAAAGTACTCCTATACCATGGTTCAACAAACATAGTGATACAAGCAAGAAGCAGACAGCACTACAAGAGAATGAATCCACCAATTACGTATTGGGTGTAATGAGTGAACAACTTGATTACGACCAACTACCAAGTTTATAAAAGGAAATAATATGAAAGCAATAGTATGGAGTAAGTACCACTGCCCTTATTGTGACCAAGCGAAAGCATTGTTAACAAGTAAGGGAATACAGTTTGAAGAAAAGAAAATCGGTGACGGTTACACGAAAGAAGAATTATTAGAGGCAGTACCAAATGCCCGTACAGTTCCACAAATTTTCCTAGACGGAGAACTTGTGGGTGGGTTTACAGAACTCAAACAAAAATTAACAGAAAGTGTCTAATGGAAACAGGAAAAGTATATACATTCAAATTAAACAGCGGCGAAGAAATGATTGCCAAAGTTTTAGAAATAGGTCAAACTAATATCACTATTACAGAGCCAGTGAGCATTGCGCCTAGTCAACAGGGTATGCAGATGATTCCTAGCATGTTTACCGCAGAACAACGCGGAAATGTAACGCTAAATACTAGTGCGATTGCTTTTTATGCTAATACTGATGATAACATCAAGGATAAGTATATTGAAGCAACTACTGGTATTAAATTACCAGATAAAAAAATTGTAATGGGATAATGAATGGCAGCATTGAGTAGGAAGGGTGACGCAAATCAAGCAGGTGGAACGATTATTCGTGGCGCCAAGACGGTCATTGCCAATGGAATTGAAGTGGGGCTACATGTGAGTAGTATTACATCACATGCCCCATGGGGCAAACCGCACCCTCCACACGATGCTCCAACTACAACAGATGGAAGTCCAACTGTAATAGCAGAAGGAAGTCCCGTATTAAGAATAGGTTCAGGAAACACTTGCGGTCACAGTATCGTTCAAGGTAGTCCTGATATATTTGTACCATGAGTGATACAGGAAAACAAAGCCCTTTAGGTGTAAATGTAATGAGTGGGTTAGTCCAAGGCAAAGGCTTTTGGATTAATAATCCTACCGCCGGGTATGTGGGTTCTAGCACTAATTCTACCGACTATACCACTGGCACTGTGGTAAATAATAGTTGTTTATATTGGATTACTCATTCTATTAATTTATCATACGGTAATGTAAGTGATGAAACATATGCTAATATTACAACAATAGGTAGTAGTACGATACCTGCTTTAGGCAATAGTCCTCCGCCTACTTATACATATACAGGTAGTCCTTTTTGGGGCGGCCCCGGACAAATTGATGGTACTGGCTACACAGGAGAAACTGCTAGTTGGGGATATATAAGATTGTTCCCATGGCAAGGATATAATGAATTCAATTACAATGATACATTATCATTTAATGGGATGTATACTGATTTTTGTGGGTCATTTATTGCGGCAAGTTCATTTATTGATTATTCAAACAAATCAATTATGGCAGCGCAGAATTCAATAGGTTTCTTAGAAGGTACCTATAGTAATATGAATGATTTAACTACTGCTGATGTGACTAATGTAAGTTTAGCAACAGGGGTGTTTGGAAGAGATTTAATTAATTTAGGTAAGGCATTAGATTTATCTACTATTTGGACATTTGGATTTCCTTCTAATCTATTAGTAACTCTTAAAAAGTATAATGCTTTAACTCCCTCATTATCAGTAGCATTGTTGGCAGCAGGATTAACAACTAATGAAATTGACAATATTTCAAGTAATATCAACGTTACAACAGAACAGCAACAAAAAACATACGCAGCATTTTTATTAATTGGCGGTGTTGATTTAGCAGCTATATTAGTTAGTTTAAATTGTAATACTGTGGGATTAACTAGTCTAGCAGATTTACTTGATGTCAAAAAGATGTTCCCGCAAAGTTATTTGTCATTGACAGTACCTATATATAACGCAGTGCCGGGTCCAACTAATAGCAAAACATATTATCCTATATTTTCTACCTCAACTACTAACGGTGGACTTAATTCTGCTTTATCTGCTCCTGAAATAGTAGCATCAGTCGGGACAACTATTCCACCATTACCACCTGCCGTTCCACCAAGACCACCGCCTGCTCCTATGCCTACTACACCAGATAAAACTGAACGTTATCTTAATAGTAATATGAGTTCATATGCTGTGGGCCGCCTTGAAGGCGGAGTTACTGGTGCATCAGCCCCGGTCTCAGAGACTAGAACGTTTAGAGGATAAGATAATGACCATCATACAGAATTTTGGTGACGTAGCAGGCCTAGCAGGTGATGCGTATGGCGGCGGTGGTGGAGGCGGAGGAGGCGGGTTGAGTAGTTCTTCACTTGGTGTTCAAGTTAATTCAAATCAAGTAGGAACGGTGCTGGCCCCATCTGCTAGTACTACTTCAACTGGAGCAAGTAGTGTAGTTAATGCTCTTAATAGTCAATTCCCTACAACTGCTGCAGAACAAGTTAATTTACAAATATTGCCAGAAGGATTTGGATCCTATCTTGAAAATATATTGCCTAGTGATATAGCAGCAGCAGCCGGTGCTTTTAGCGCAACGATGCAACAAATTAAAAATGTACGTAAACTTGAGATTGAAAAATTTGCTCAAGTAGTAGCAAGTTTAGAAACTACTGCAGGATTAAACTTAGTTAACGGCACTAATGTTCCTACTGATACTACTGAAGCAAAAGCAGCATTAGCATTGATAGCATTGGGTAGCGGTCCATATGGTACATATACATATTCAGACTTTTTTGGATGTATGTCTGGATTGCCCTATCCATGGAAAGATATACAACCTGCAATTATAGGTTTACAAACCACGGCTCTATCAACTATCTATCAAAATCTTTATTTGGCACTTACTTGGGAACAAGCAACAGCAACTGTTACCCCGGGTTATTCAACTTCAGCCATACCCGACGGATTTGGTAACTATAATTATTTTTATACAATACAATCTATTCAAGGAATAGCATCATTTAATGGTGGCGGTGGATATGGAAGAGATGGTGCTGCTACCCCAACTGCTACAATAGATGGTGGATCAGGTGCTACTTTAATACTTACAATTGATACTAAACCAGTAGTAAATAATGGATCTACTACATTTGGCAAAGTACTTAGTGGGTTGTTGGGAGATCCAGGTATAAGTGTATCGTATGGTTCAGGTGCGAGTGCCACTCCGCCCCCTCCACCTGCTACATTGAATGTAACTATCCAAGCCCCTCCTGCGTTGACACCAGATTTAGATACTGTAGTTCAAGCATATATAGATGCGGCTAATGCTCAAATAGCAATAATTGAAACAACTCATCCTGGCCAGTCAATGGAATTAAATGACATGTGGGATAACTTAGGAACACAATTAACTATTGAGCAAAAAGCTAGAAACCTAGGACTAACAAAAATTCCACCTCCTAATGTTCCTCCAGCAGAAGTTGATAGAGAAGATTTATTTCAGTATCCGATTATGATATATAGTTTTACTGATTCAGTTCCAGTATATTCTAAACAAACACAACCAAACATGGCGGCTCAAACTTTAGAAGCTATCTCTGATTTAACAAAAGTTGCAGGAGAAAGTATTGTTGGTATGATGCGTTCTGAAAGAAATCAAGCAAGATTAATTGAAGCCGGTATACTATTAGATGATAATATACCCGACTCATTATCAGCAGCAGAAGCAACGGAATTAACAGCAAACGGCACAGTAGCAAACTCTGCTCCTGCGTTCCCGTTTAATGTTGCTCCTGCAGGATATTATGAACCTGCTACTGAAAACTTCTTAGTTACTGTTGCTGATCCGAATACGGCTGTAACAAATCCACCTGCTACAAAAATAGAACCACAAATATTAGGAGCCCCAAACTCAAGTGTGGCAGCAGTATTGGGAATAGGAACAATAGATGGGTTGCCTGTACCAAGTCCTGATATAGGTATAGGAACAGAAGGTATAAGTCAAGTATCAATACCAGATGCTACACCCTTCTTTGCTGGCCCAGGCGCAGGTGGAGGTGAAGGTAGTCAAGGCGGCGGCCCAATTGTGCCGGGAAGTTTAGCTGGCTCTCCGTATACTCAATTAATACCACCAGCATTGAATCCGATATATACATCGGGCTCATTACTACCGGCATCACTATCAGTTGCTCAAGCAATTGAACAAGTTATCACTTGTAATTGTGATTGCTGGGTACAATAACCAAATCTTTTGGTTATTCAACAAAACTGTAGTATACTACAGTGAAAGGAAATTATGTTATTATCATTA